CACCAAAGAAGCCAAAAGCAAATCAAATGTTTAATTTAATCCAAATCATACCAGATAAAACAGATCATAATAAATATGGTAAAACTAAAATTAGAATTACACCAACGTCCAAACAGTTACAGATTTATGAGTTAGTGCTTAACATTATGCTGAAAACCACAGCAGAATACAGAGATTTAATATACATTAAAAACTTTCCATACCGCAAAAGCTATAGAGATATGAAATACTTTTTTGTAGGTGATAGCCATGAAACGATTAGAACTAGATATAACAATGCTTTATTTGATGTATGCCGATCCGTAAATAAAATAGGTTTACAGAAATTTATTTGACAATTAAGGCAAAATGCTTAATTAATTTCTTATATTAGGATTTTTACATTCTAATCATTCTTACCCTGCCAGAATCTGTTCCTTTTCGTTCCCCCTTAGAATCGTTTATCCTTAAGGTCGTTCTGGCAGAGTTAGAATATTTTATAAAACGTCTTTTGCACTCTTGATAAAATACACCTTTTACAGATAAAAGGTTAATCAAGGTTTGACGTTCTAATTGTTTTTTGTTCATTAATTTAAAACTTTCTTTTTTAATGAACCATCAATATATGTTCCGACAACTTTTATAAATTTTTGAACTGTCATATATTTAAACAGATCACCATTGTCTGGGTCTTGTTCAAGTTTTCTTTTTAACTTGATAAAGTCTTCTTTAGTTTTTGGTATTTTCATAAATTATCCTTTGTAAGTGATTTGTAGATTAGTATTACAATTGTCATCATATACAGTTAAAACCTTAACTTTGTTTTTTGTAAATGATTTGATCCACTCAACAAACTTTTCTAAATCTTTGCTTGTTGCCTTATCATTGAACTCAACATTTTGATGATAATTTAAATTCTTATAAAAGTTACCATCTGTAGGTTGAAGTTCAGCCTTACCTTTTATCACATTATCAATAAATTGATTAATGAAAGGGTAACAATCTCTTGCAAGTTTTTGTTGTTTGATTGTTTTTTTATTAGCTTGATAATATGCACCAACTTTTAATAAATCATTTAGTGTCATATCAGGGTGATTAATTATTTTCATATTTTATCCTTTCGTTACAAATCATAATACTTATTGTACATACAACGTCAACACTTAACTAATAAATAATATAAAAAATATGAATAATCAAATAATAGAACAAAATAAGAACAAGCCGGTAGGTAGACCAAGTAAATTTTCAAAAAAAACTACAAAGAAAATTATGGAACTATTAGCTCAAGGCAAAAGCATTAGAGATATTACAAGACTTAAATCTATGCCTTGTTGGGAGACTTTAAGAAATTGGATTAACAAATATCCTGAGTTCCAGGAACAATATGCAAAAGCTAAAGCTGATGGAATTGAGTTTGTATTAGCCAATGCTGAAGATTTATTAAATGAGAATTTAGAGAACGCTAAATATGAAAAAAGAACTGATTTAGGTAAAACTCACCTGGTAAAAGCTGCTGTAGATTTAGCCAAATGGAAAGCAGAGAAGCTTAATGCTAATGTTTATGGTAAAAAAAATGAACTAAATGCTAAGTTGGGAGACCAAATAATACAAGTTAAATGGTCTGATTAACTTTATTTTATAATGTATTTTTGCAATCTATGCACAAATATTTAGTACAAAAAAGTTATAGGAAACAAATGTTCTTATTTTGTACTAATTTTCTGATAACTGATTAGTTATCGGAAAGTTTAGTAACAAGAATGTTTTATTATCAATAGTAAAAATATAAGGTTTTTTATCTAAATTGGTGGGGTTTTGTTTTGACCGGCACAGCAAAATAATATTTCGGTCTTTTGTAAAAATGTACCGACTCACACACAACTAAACAAGGAGGCGACAATGGACTTTGACGATAAAGGTTACAAAACCATAATTTACATTGATAAAAATAACCAGGTCGTTATTAAGTTCAACGGCTTTCAAGATAAAAAAGAAGCAGATACTTTTTCTCAGTTTATCTCATGGGAGCTTGGCATAGAAGGTTCACACTACAATACGACATATCATTAGGGGGGTTTTGTTTTAAAATGCCAATTATTGAGATTCCGTATAAACCAAGAGCATTGCAAAAAATTTTGCATGAAAAAATCTCTAAGAGCCGATTTAGTGTTTTAGTGCTGCATCGTAGAGCCGGTAAAACTGTGATGTGTATTAATCATATGATTAGAGCTGCTTTGACGAACCCTAATCAACCAAGTCGCTACGCCTTTATTTCGCCTACATTCAAACAAGGTAAAGCAACGGCATGGGATTACATCAAAACCTATGCTGGAAAAATACCAGGTGTAAAATTTAATGAGTCTGAACTTAGAGCTGATTTTCCTAATGGTTCAAGAATCACCATTTTGGGTGGTGAGAATGATCAAGCACTCAGAGGTATATTTTTAGATGGTTGTGTATTTGATGAAACGCAAAGCATTAATCCCAGTGTGTTTCCTGAAGTCATAAGACCAGCATTAGCCGACAGAAAAGGCTGGTGTATTTTTATTGGTACACCAAAGGGTAGAAATTATTTTTATGATCTATATTGCCAAGCCAAAAAAATGGATGGTTGGTATGCCTCTACACATAAAGCAAGTGAGACAGGCATATTAGATAGCGAAGAATTAGATTCTGCAAAACAGATGATGTCGCCTGATTTATTTGAACAAGAATTTGAATGTTCATTTCAAGCTGCAATCACCGGTGCTTATTATGGTGCTTTGATAGAAAAGGCTGAGCAAGAGGGTAGAATCACCGATGAATTATATGACGAAAATTTAGAGGTAGAAACATGGTTTGATTTGGGAATGAATGACCAAACAGTGATTTGGTTTGTTCAGCGATATAAAAGTGAAATAAGGCTTATTGATTATTATGAAAATAGTGGTGAAGGATTAGATCACTATGCAAAAGTATTAAAAAATAAACCTTACGATTATTCAACGCACATAGCTCCGCATGATATTAAGGTCAGAGAGCTTGGAGCATACGGAAAATCAAGACTAGAATCTGCGTTGGAATTAGGTATAAGCTTTACAGTAGCTCCAAAACTATCTATTGAAGATGGGATTGAAGCTGTGAGAAAGGCAATTCCAAATTGTTATTTTGATAAAAACAAATGTCAAGTTGGAATAGAAGCATTGAAAGCCTATCAAAAGAGATGGGATGAAAAAAATCAATGTTTTAGAAACAAACCTTTACACAACTTTGCTTCGCACTCTGCTGATGCGTTCCGCACAGGAATCGTTGGTAGTGGGATAGAGGCAACCGATTGGAAAAAAACAATAAGCGTAAATACAAATTATATAATTTAATATGGCAAAAGTTTCAGATCATGAATTAAGACACATTATAAATAATGAAATCAATAATGCACTAGGATTTTTAGGCGGTGAATTATCAACGCAAAGAAAAAGAGCATTAGAATATTATTTAGGTGAAAAACTAGGTACAGAAATAGATGGTAGATCCCAAGTGGTTTCTACTGATGTTGCTGATACGATAGAAACCATTTTACCTAACTTGATGAGAATTTTTACTGCATCAAATCAAACGGCAAAATGCGAACCGGTCAAAGCAGAAGATGTTGCGTTAGCAGAACAAGCAACGAATTATTTGAACTATGTATTCAATAAAGACAACCCTGGTTTTCAAATTATGTATACCTGGTTTAAGGATGCGTTATTAGAGAAAAATGGAATTGTAAAAATCTATTGGTCAGAAGAAAATAAAGTTTCTCAAGAGACATACAAAAATTTAAGCGAACAAGAATATCAATTATTAACCAATGATGAAAATATTGAAATTGTTGAAAGCGAAGAATTTGACGATGAAAAGGCACAAGAGCAATTAGCACAAGTAGAAAAAATTGCAGAGGCACAAGGACAAGAAATAAAAATACCAAAACCAAAACTTTATAACTGCGTTATTAAAAGATCAGCAAGTAGTGGTAAAATAAAAATAGAGAATGTTCCGCCAGAAGAATTTTTAATTGAGAGAACAGCAAAGACCATTGAAGATGCAAACTTTGTAGCTCACCGAACAGTTAAAACAAGATCACAATTAATTGAAATAGGTTATGACCCTGAGATTGTTGCAAAACTTCCTGCTACACAAATCGTTTTATATAACAATGAACGATTAACAAGATTCAAAGATATTGATGAATACCCATTTGATCAAACTCCAGATACAGCTACAGAAAATGTTGAGCTGTACGAATGTTATGTCAAAGTAGATTATGATGGAGATGGTGTTGCAGAATTAAGAAAAGTAACTGTTGCAGGTGATGCAGGTTACGAAATGTTAGATAACGAAGCGGTAGATCATATTCCGTTTTGCGGATTGACACCAATACCTATGCCTCACAGATTTTATGGCAGAAGTGTGGCAGAATTAGTTGAAGATGTTCAGTTAGTTAAATCAACTGTTATGAGACAATTGTTAGATAATATGTATCTGACAAATAATAACAGAGTAGCCATTATGGATGGAATGGTAAACCTTGATGATCTTTTAACGTCAAGACCAGGTGGAGTGGTAAGAACAAAACAACCACCAAACCAAGTGATGATGCCAATGCAATCACAAACGATTTCGCAACAAGCATTTCCATTATTAGAATACTTAGATACAGTTAGAGAAACAAGAACTGGTATCACAAGATATTCTCAAGGTTTAGACGCAGATGCTTTAAATAAAACAGCAACTGGTGTTAATACCTTAATGACTCAAACGCAAATGCGTATGGAGTTGATTGCAAGAATTTTTGCAGAAACTGGTGTTAAAGAATTATTTAAAAAAATATTTGAATTATCAATTAAGTACCAAGACAAAGAAAGAATTGTTAATTTAAATAATAAATATGTACCGGTAAGACCGACTGAATGGAAAGATAGATATAATGTTACCATTTCTGTTGGTTTAGGTTCTGGTTCAAAAGAGCAACAGATAGTAATTTTAAATTCTATTTTAGAAAGACAACTTCAAGCATTTGGATTACAAGGTAACAAAGAGTTTCCAATGGTGTCGTTAAAAAATATTTATAATACACTATCTAAAATGATTGAAAATGCAGGTTTAAAAAATGTTGAAAATTATTTTGTTGATCCTGATATGGGTCAAAGAATGGTAAGACCATCTCCACCACCGCCTATAACACCAATTGAAAAAATTGAATTTACTAGAATTGATAGTGAGAATAAACGTAAACAAGCTGAACTTGAATTAAAAATTAAAGAATTACAAGCTCATAACGCAAGATCACTTTTAGATTTTGAAACGAAGATTAAAGAATTAGAACTTAAATATAATGCTCAGATAGATTCTGCTGCGATTAAAGCAGAAGCAGATTTAAATAAAGCTATTCTATCAAACAATGGTAAAGCGTTTTCACAATCACAACAAGCAGCGATAAATTTACAGCAACAGATTCAAGGTTTAGATGAACAACGAAGAACAGGGCAAGTTGAGCCAAGAGATCCGCAGGTCGGACAAGGCGAAACAGATATTGGAGAACCCAATATTTAAAGAGTCATTAGAAGAGTTAAAAAAATTATATACCCAAAGTTTATTTAACACTGGTGCAAAAGAAACAGACACTAGAGAAAAACTTTGGTTAGCAGTGAATGTGCTTGGCAAAGTAGAACAACATATTCAACAAGTTTTAGATACTGGTAAACTAGCAAGAAAACAGCTAGAAGATTTTAGAAACCAACAAGAATCTAAGAAATTCTAACAATCGTTAGGATAGGCTAACCCCTTGTGGGAGCTTTAATCATAACAAAGAGGTAAAATATGTCAGACAATCAAGCCAACCCTGTAGAGGGAGCTGAAACTGATTTGCAAAATGCTGCAAAATCAATAGAAGGTTTATTGACACCAAGTCAAGAACCAGTAAATAAAGAACAGGTTTCTTCTGAACCAAAAAAAGAGGAATTATCGCAAGATAATCAACCTCAGGAACAGGAAAAAATGGAAACTGAAACCGAAGCTCCGGCTGAAGAAGAAGTTTCCGAAGAAGTATCTCAAGATGAAAACGCTGAGAGTCAAATACAGGAACAAGATTCCACCTACAAGGTCAAAGTTGCAGGTCAAGAATTTGATGTTACCCTTGATGAGCTAAGAGCAGGTTATTCAAGAGATGCGGACTACCGAAGAAAGACAGAAGAATTAGCAAATGATCGCAAATCTCTTCAGTCCGAAACGGAACAACAAAGGCAAGACTATTCTCAACGCTTATCAGAGTTGAACCAGTTAGTGTCTTTAACACAAGAACAACTTAATTCTGAATTTAAAAATTTAGATTTAGAAAAGTTGTACGAAGAAGATCCAACAGAAGCTGCAAGGCTTGAACATAAGATGAGAAAGAAGCAAGAAAAACTTGCTGAATCAATTCAAAAAGTAAAAGCGGAGCAACAAAAGCAATTTCAACAAGTTGTGTCTGATCAACAAAAAATTTTGGTAAATAAATTGCCAGAATTTGCTGATACAAACAAAGCAACGAAGTTGAAAACAGATATGAGATCGTATTTGCAATCTTATGGTTTTAAAGATCAAGAGATTGGTAACATTTATGATCATCGTATTGTAATGTTGGTAAATGATGCGATGAAGTACAGAAGTATGCAAAAATTGAAACCAAATTTGGCTTCAAAGATGGCAAAACCTGGAAAAGTTTTATCAAG